ACTTGCAACAATTAGAAGCATATTCCAAGATGGTAACACACCAGCACAAGACGATCCAAGTCTAGCAGGTGCATCAGGATATGTTCCAACTTCTGTTGGGTCACCAACAACAGGTAAAGTGATCATTCCAACAGATTTAAACACCACAGGAAATATTCACGCAACAGGAGATATCACTTTTGATGGTAATATTTTTATAGGAGGTGATGGTCCTGAAGACACATTAAGTTTCAACGGTGACATAGAATCTGATCTAATTCCTGATGTAACAGGCACTTATGATATTGGTTCAAACACACAACGTTGGGGAGATGTTCATGTTGGTTCAATGACTGGTCTAAATGACATTGTTGTTGATAACACTATTTCTTTAGCAGGTGTAAGAGTAAACTTAGGTATAGAAAACAAATGGTATGTGAGTACAAATGGCGCAGACAACCTAGCAGGTAATCACCCTAACTTCGCATTTGGCACAATACGTCATGCACTTCAATACATAGAAGAAAGTACAGCAGGACCACATGAACTACACATTTTGCCAGGCACATACATAGAACAATTTCCTTTAGAAGTACCGGCAAACGTAACAGTAAAGGGTTCAGGTATTCGTTCTGTAACAATTAAACCAAATGTTCCAGGAAGATATCAAGATGCGTTTTTAATGAATGATGCTTCTTCTGTTACTGATTTGACAATTAAAAATTTTCATTATAGTTCTAGTCTAGACAGAGGTTATGGTTTTAGATTTGCTCCTAATGCCGGCATAGTTACCAAGTCACCGTATATACAAAATGTTACAGTGATTACTCAAGGAGACACAAGAACAGCAACTGATCCAAGAGGTTTTGATTCAGGTGACGCAGGTAGAGGTGCATTGGTAGACAGTGATGTTTTAGACACGGCATCTCCAAGAGCGTCAATGTTGTTCAATGCAGTAACTTTTATCACTCCAGGAGCAGATGGTATCATTCTTAAAAATCAATCAAGAGCAGAAATTATAGATTGTTTCACATATTTTGCAGATACTAGTATAAAATTAGAAAGCGGATCAGAAGCAAGGATAATTGCATCAGCCAGCGTTTATGGAAATAAAGGTATCACTGCTGATGGTGTAGGTACAAAATGTTATGCTATATCACATAACTTTGCTTATGTAGGAACCGGCAAAGATGTAGAAAATGATGAATCTTTATGGAATCAAAACAATGAAACAGAAGAGACAAACAGTGGTAGAGTGTATTTTGTCAGTCAAGATCAAAGTGGAGATTTTAGAGTAGGTGATAACTTCATTGTTGACCTAGCAAAAGGTACAACTTCAATAGCAGTGAATGAAGGTGACCTAGGTGCTTCAACTTTGACAGTGGGTGTACAAGGTAAACAAACACTTGTTGATGCTACTAAAATAGATGTGCCTAATTTTAGAATCTCAGACAATAAAATTTTAACGTTGAATAATGGATTTACGTTGAGTGCTGTTGGATCTAACAATGTTAACTTTAATGCCAATGTTTTAATGCCTAATGTAGATGTGTCAGGCAATGCTACAATTGGCGGATCGGGTATTAATTTTGGAAACGAAGCAGGCGACACTGTTGATTTTGCTATGGATTTTCAACAAGATTTATTACCAACAAACAACACTCAAAGCAACATCGGTTCACAAACAAAAAATTGGAAAACAACAAATTCAGCAAGAATTACATTAGATAATATTGATATTCATAACAACACAATACAAACCACAGACACAAACTCTCAATTAGAATTGAGAGCAAATGCATTAGGCAAAGTAAATTTAGAAGAGGTTGGATTCAAAACCACGGTTACTTCGGCACAAGGAGATATAGCATTCAGTGGTGGAGCAACAAGCACAATTATCGACACCACAAATCATATTTTACTACCATCAGGAACCACAGTACAAAATCCTAATCAAGGAAATGCTATAAGATTTGATAACACAATTAATGAATTTGAATTATTTTCAACTGGTAAAATAGCACTGAACGGCATCAAAGATGGTGACAGAGACACTTACATCGATTTAAGCAATAATAAATTTACTTTTTATGCGGACAACTCTGCAATTGGTGAAATAGATGGTGCTGGAAATTTAATTGTTAACAGTTTTTCAAGTCAGGATCAAATTGCCATAGATGGCAGAACAGTTTCAGTGGGCAGTGCCTCAAATGCTCAAGCAGGATTCACAGCAAACGGCACAGGTAAAGTGGTGTTGGACACTGCTAATCTATCAATATCTGGCGGAGTGATTGAAAACAGCGTTACAGATGCAGATATCACTTTTACTGGTTTAGGTGTAAAACAGAATAGAACTGTACAGTTTGATACAGTGAATGGATATGTGGGACCTTTTGGAACTCAGGTACAAAGAGACGCCACAATACCGAGATTGGGTGCTGTATGGTTCAACACAGACAATGGTCTGTTGGAAGTGTATGCAGGTGCGGTAGATGGATGGGTCAGTTCAATTGGTGTACAAGCAGTGACAGTGACTGAAGAAATTGCTAACGATCTCAATGTGGTGTACAACCTCATATTAAACTAGTATAAAATTAACCTTGTACAATATAATACCGAAATACCGATAAATAATATTAATGCAGAATCAGACCAGATTCAGCAGGACAAACCGTGGTACAACCGGCGAAGAATCTATGAACAATGTAGGATGAAAATCAGGTTGGTGGGACAAGATCCCCGTGCTGTAAAGGAGAAACAATGGCTGTAGGTCGAATATCAGGTCAGCTCTTGAAGTCCAACTTACTGCGTAATGGCGCAGATTTGGCTTTCGAGACAAACTTGTTATACATTGATGTTAATAACAATAGGATTGGTGTTAAGACCGCTACTCCGCAGTATCCACTAGATGTAGTTGGAACAGCACGTACTACAAATGCTGAAGTTACTGGACAAGTAGATGTAGGAAATATCACAGTAACTGGCAACACAATTTCAACAACACAGTCTCAATTAAATTTTAACGCAGTAGATGGCATTGTCTACAACAACGAAATTCACGTAGATGATCTTATAATCAGAAACAACAGAATAGAAGCCACAGATACCAATCAAAACTTTGAAATCGTAACCAGTGGAACTGGCGTTGTAGACATTATAGGTAACACGGAAGTACAAGGAAATATTCACGCAACAGGAAATATTAGAGCGGACGGTAACATCACCATTGGTGACAGCGATACAGATTCAATCACAATCAATGCTGATATAACTTCAAACATTATACCGGATCAATCCAACACATACTCATTAGGTACAGCATCAAAACGTTGGAATGAAGCATATGCCAACAACTTGACTGTGGATAACTTAACACTATCAGGTAACATTACAGTACAAGGACTGAACTTAACAGCACGTCCAGGTAAAGTAATATACGTTGCCACAAACGGTGATGACAGCAATTCAGGAACACACCAAAATGATCCTTACGCAACAATAGAACAGGCATTATCGGTTGCTGTTGCTGAAGACCATGTATACATATATCCAGGAACATACACAGAAGATTTTCCACTAACTATTCCTACAGGAGTTAGTATAAGAGGAGATGGACTAAGAGCAGTAAAAATTCAACCAAGTGCATTAACCAATACAAATGACGCTTTTATATTAAACGGTGAAACCACTATTGAAGATTTAACTATCACTGGCTTTTATTACAACAGTTCAGCGAACACCGGACATGCTTTTAGATTTAATTCAACAGGTGCAGATGATTCAACTGGTTTCCAAGTTATAAAAAGATCGCCTTACATCAGAAATGTAACAGTACTCACACAAGGTTCAGTCACCACAGCACAGGATCCAAGAGGATTTGGTTCTGCTGATGCTGGTAAAGGTGCTCTTTTAGATGGTTCAGTGGCAACGCCAGCATCAAACGAAGCAGGTTGTTTGTTTCAAAATGCAACATTTATCACACCAGGTGTAGATGCAATCACACTTACAAACGGTGTGCGTATTGAATGGTTAAACTCGTTCACATACTTTGCGGCAAGAAGTATCTATGCTGTGGATGGTACAAGCGGTTTTGCTGAAGATGGCAAAACACAATTAAGAGTTTCAGGATTTTCAGGCACACCTGTAGCGGCAGGACACGTAATATCTTATTATGACACAGATGGAGTAACGCAACTAGCATCTGGCACAGTTGAATCTGTTGACAATGGCAAAATAATTATTGATGGTAAGTCTACTGGATTTGCTATGCCACCAGAAACAACAGGAAAACAAATCACAGCCAATGGTGATGCTAAATTAGATACATCTGTTTACAAATTTGGACAATCAAGTTTACTTCTTGATGGTGTAGGAGACAGTGCATCAATAGGAACAACAGCAGACTTTGGATTTGGCACAGGAGATTTTACAATAGAGTTTTGGGCATACCCAACAACACTTCAATCAACAACAGTATTTGATTTTAGAAATAACACATCAATAGAATATTCATTGATGTTGTACATGACAAACAATGGACCTAAACTTTATGTGAACGGTGCAGATGTTATCATAGGCAGTCAAGGTTTTAACTTAAACACTTGGACACACTTCTCATTAGTAAGAAGTAGTAACACAGTGACAATGTATGTGGCAGGACAAAATGTTGGTTCGGCTACTGTTGCTAATGATTTAGGTGCGGCGAAACCGCTTGTGATGGGTAACAATTATGATGCCAACAATGGATTTATTGGAAACATAGATGACTTTATAATTTACAAAGGTTCAGCAATACGTTCAGGAAACTTTACTCCACCTACAACAGAAGCGATAGGAAACAATGACACAGTGTTAGTAAGTAGATTTAATGGACCAAATTTATCAACTACATTTTTAGATACTAATATTCCTATTCAAGATATTAGATTTTCAACAGGAGCAACAGCAACAAACTTTACACTTGTTGATTACACAGACTTTGGTGCAGAAGTTAGATCAATAGCATCAGCATCAATCTACGGAACATTTGGTGCAGTGGGTGACGGTGTTGGTGTAAAAATGTATTTGATTTCACACAACTTTGCTTACATTGGAAATGATTATGAAGTAGACAACGATGCTACAACAGTTATTCAAGCCAATGAAGTTGTAACATCAAATGATGCTAAAGTTTACTATTCATCAGTTGACCACAAAGGAGACTTCAGAGTTGGTGATCAATTCCATGTAAATCAAGAAACAGGAGAAGTAAACTTTACATCTGCTTCATTAAGCATTGACGTTGATCAAGCATTAACATTTACATCGGGACCAAATGTTACAGTAATATCAGGTGATAAAGTTGAAACAGGAAATGTACAAATTTCTGGAAATACAATTACAACAACTTCCGGAGATTTAAATTTAGATTCTTTTAGTAATCAAATTAATATTATTGATGATGTAAACATTACAGGAAATTTAGATATCACTGGTGACATTACTATTGGTGGTAATGTAACTATTGGTGACGAGACAACAGATTCAATCAATATAACAGCAGGCATAGGTTCGGATATTATTCCAGCACAAGACAACACTTACAATATTGGTTCAGCAACAAAAAGATGGAACACAATATTTGCCAATCAAGCACAAATTGACAGTATTAATATTACAAATAATGTAATTACATCCAACAACACAAATGCTGACTTAGAATTAAGAGCAAGTGGTACTGGATCTGTTAGAGTTGAAAACTTTACAGTATCTGGTGACACAATAACAAATGATACAGGAGACTTTATTGTTAATCCTGCTTCTGGTGTTTTCAGAGTTGATGGTACTGGATCTGTAAGAATTCCAACAGGCACAACTGCTCAAAGACCAGGTTCACCAACAGCAGGAATGATGAGATACAATACTGATGATTCAGTTTTTGAAGGTTACAATGGAACAAACTGGCTGGCTTTATCTGGAGTTTATGATTTAGACAAAGACACATACATCACTGCTGAAGCAACACCAGGCACAGACGATGATACACTTAGATTTTATGCTGGCGGAGTTTTGGTAGCAAATGTTAACCCAACAAGATTTGATGTCACATCATTACAAGTTGATGACATCACAATCAGTGGAAATACTCTTACAACCACTGGAACTGACCAAGATTTGATACTAAATGCTCAAGGAAATGGTAGCATTAGAATTGAAGACTACAAATTTGAGGGAAATGCGATAACTAATATTATATCTGCTCCGATTGTGCTTAGAACAACAGGACAAGGGTATATTGATGTGTCAGATTCTGGCGGATTTGTGCTTCCAGTGGGAGTAACAGCAGACAGACCGCTGGTGCCTGTAACAGGGATGATACGTTACAACACCGCTGATCAACGTGTTGAACTTTATGATGGAAACCAATGGGGATCGATCGCAGGTTCGTCAGGTGCTGTAAGTATTATTGACGCAACAGAAATAGCAGTGGAATATGCACTGTTTTTAGGATAGGAAAAATATGGCAACAAATTTTAGAAACTCTGTAACAAAAAGTATAGGAACTGTTACTGTACCCGTGTACGAAGCATCTCCAGGATCATACACAACAATTATTGGAATGGTTTTGGCAAACTTGACAGAATCAGTAGTAGAAGCCAGTGTAACACTGACAGCAACACCAGATTCAGTAACAGGTTTTATTGTAAAAGATGTTTTGATTGCTCCAAACTCTAGTTTACGTGTGTTAAACTCAGGAGAAAAATTAATTGTAGCAAGTCAAAACAGTTTAAATGTAAAATCAAATATTAACGACTCACTTGATTGTGTGTTAAGTTATGTGGAGATAACATAAGATGTCAAATACAGTTGGTCAGGATACTTCAGTATATCTAGCAAATGGTATCAAAGACAGATACTTTTATGGATTACGAAGAACAGACGAAGGAACTTTATTCATTGGTAAAGTTGATCAACTGGCGGCGAACGATCCTGTAAGCATAAACAATCCAGGAAACATAGATGACAACTTTAAAGAATTTGATCAAGGTTATGATTTTTATGAAGGAAGAGATCTTAATCATGATAAACCTTTTAAAAATTTAAGATACGAACAATTTAGATGGGACGATGTTAATCTAAATTATTATATTAATTCAGAAGGAGAACTAGTTGTAAGAATAAACAGTAACGTTGGTGATGGAGAAATAACTTATCCACAAACTGACGAAACTGTAATCAGAGAAACAACTATATTCACCATGGATAAAACAAGTTACTTAATGGACAGTAACGAAATAACATTCGATAGAGGATAAAGTAGGAGGAATAAACGAATGACACGACAACTTATAAACACTGGTATACTTCCAAATGACGGTCAAGGTGACTCGTTAAGGACTGCTGGTGGAAAAATGAACAACAATTTCGAAGAGTTGTACACGGCTCTTGGAAATGGCACGACATTGACAGTGGTCAATAATAATTTGATCACAGCCACAGGTGCTAACAAAATAACTTTTTTATATCAAAATTTGACAGATTTACCAGATGCGGGAACGTATCATGGAATGTTTGCCCATGTACACGGTGAGAATGCCTCCTACTATGCTCACGCAGGTGTTTGGGTAAAACTAGCAGATGCGAATAAATCTATCGGAATGTTTTCAGATGTTGACTTAACAGCAACACCAACTAACGGACAAGCATTAGTTTATGATTCAGGTTCACAAACTTGGAAACCAGGTGATGTTTCTTCAGGTGGTGGTGGCGGTGGCTCAGGTGCAACTAATTTCCTTGGCTTAACAGATACGCCAGCATCATATAGCGGACTAGCAGGTGGCTTTTTACAAGTTAACGGCACAAGCGATGGTTTAGAAATTGTTGCGGCATTTTCAATTGACAAATTGTCAGACGTTGATACAACAACAAGTGCGCCGAGTTCAGGACAAGTTCTAAAATGGAATGGTACAAAATGGGTACCTGGAGATGATTCAACATCAGGTGGCGGAGCCGCTGATGCTGGAACACTAGATGGTTTAGATAGCACATACTTCTTAAACTACAACAACTTGAACAACAAGCCAACTATTCCAACGTCGATCACAGATTTAGCAGACACTCCTTCAACACTGTCAGGTTCAGGTGGAAGATTTGTTAAAGTAAATTCAACTGGTACAGCCTTAGAATTCATTGCTGACGCAGGTGGTGGAGCAAGTGCTTTAAACGATCTATCAGATGTAACAATTTCTAGTCCAGCACAAGGTGATGTGTTGTATTATGATGGTTCTGGTTGGGTAAAACAAAACGGTCCAACAATGAGATGGAGCATTGGAGCAAACGGTTCATCAGACTACACATTTAGTGGTCCTGGTTTTCCAACAACAACTAATGACCCTGTACTGTATTTGATGAGAGGTCACACTTATGTGTTTGTGAACAACACTGGTTCTAGTCACCCATTTGCGATTAGAGTTTCTAATGGTGGTTCATCATACACATCAGGAGTAAGTGGTTCTCAAAACGGAACACAAACTTTTACTGTGCCAATGGATGCACCAAGCACATTGTATTATCAATGTACAATCCATTCAGGCATGGGTAACACAATCAACATAGTGAGTTAATAGATGGCACAGGTATTTGGCGTAGGCATAGACGAATTACAGAAAACACTAGCAAATAGTAGATATTTCTATGGGTTACGTAGAACAGATGCCGGCGAATTATACATGGTAAAATCCGATCTATTAAGATTAGAAGATGGTGTTCAGTTGAATAGACCAGGCAATATTGATCAAAATTATAACAATTGGAGTAGAGGTGAAGATTTCTTTGAAGGCAGAGACCAACAGCACAGAAAAGTTTATCCAAATCTCGTGTATGAACAGTATAAATGGGACGGAAGAAACCTATTTTACTACGTCAACAGTGAAGGAGAATTAGTATTAAAAGTTAACGAGGCTCACACATATGTAGGATATGTGGAACCTTATAGTAGTTAGGAAATAAATACATATAGGAATTAATCAATGGCAGATTTTCGAATAGATAGGATAAGATTTAGATGGAGAGGTGATTGGTCAGCCAACACTCTTTATGTAAAAGATGACGTATTAAGATACGGTGCGAAAGTTTTTGTTTGTGTTGAAGTACACACTTCTGATACAAACTTTTACAACGACTTAAACAACACAATTCCAAGATGGGTACAAATGATGGACGGTCAAAGTTGGACCGGCGATTGGGCACCTTCTACTTTTTACAAAATTGGTGAACTGGTTAAAGTTGGTGGTTTAATTTACAAATGTATTGAAGGACATATTTCAAATGCTGATGCCAACAACGGTGTATTAGGCGATGAACTGAAATGGGTTTACTTTGCTCGTGGAGAAGACTATCAATCTGTTTGGCAACCAAACACATTGTACAATGTTGACCAAACTGTAATTTACGGTGGTTCAATTTGGAAATGTAACACAGCACACACATCTGCTTCAGCAGATGATGGATTACAATTCAATGCGGCATACTGGGATCAATATTCAAGATCAGATAACTTTAGAGGTGATTGGACATCAAACACTTTATACTATCCAGATGATATTGTGTACTATGGTGGAACAGTATTTAGATGTACAACAGGACACAGATCTGCTCAATCAAATAAATTTGTAAATCCAACAACCACATACAACGGTGCATCAGGAAGTGGTTTCCAATATTTTATTTTTAAAACTGGAGCAACATACAATATTAAAGTTACAAATCCTGGCAACACTTATCTTGCTTCAGAAACATTCACAGTTTTAGGAACACAACTAGGTGGTCTTACACCTGACAATGATGCTACAATCGTAATTAACACTGTAAACGCAGGTGCTATTGAAACTGTTTCTGTAAACGGAACGGCTAACGATGCCAACGATGGATTAGAAGCAAACAGTGGACAATGGGAAACTGTTTTCACAGGAATTAGATACAGAGGAGACTACACTGTTGGAGAAAGATATGCGGCAGGTGAATTAGTAAGATGGTCTCCAGGTATGTGGCAAGTGACCACAGGACACTGGGCAGTAGACCCACAAATGGTTGAAAGTAATTTCAGCCTATGGGTACCAGGTTTAGAATTTGAACAACTATGGAGTATATCACAATACTACCAACAAGGTGATGTTGTCCTTTATGGAGGATACACTTACGTTGCTCTACAAAGTAACATTGGTGTTCAACCTGCTGTTACAGACGCAACAGGCACATGGGAATTACAAGTTGTAGGATACACATTCAAAGGTGAATGGCAAGCAACTTATATTGTGAACAATGCTGTAGAAGACTTTCCATATAAGACAGGTGACGTGGTAAGAGCAGGTGGTGACTTATACATAGCAGTAAAAGACAATGCGAATGTAGATCCATCAACTAGAAGTGTGTATGATGAAGGTACAGATAGTCCATTCCCATGGCAATTACTTGTTGAAGGTTATGCTTTTAAAGGTCCTTGGAAAGAAACAGATTTAAACAACATTACAGGTGAATCAACTTATTTCCCAGGAGATGTTGTTACAGTAGCAGGTACACTTTATAAATGTATTTTAAAACATGAAGCAAATTCTTCAGATGCTAAACCACCGTTAGATTTTGAATCAGAAAATGTTGGTCCTTATTGGGTATTATTAGCACAAGGTCATACTCCAAACGTATTGGAATATCCTGGAGATATTAAAACACAAAACGAAGATTCTACAAGATTAAGAATAGGAATTGGACAACCAGGACAACTTTTAAAAGTTGGATCAAACGACATTCCTTTCTGGGAAGATTTTGATGTTACACCAAAAGTATATTATGTTGCGCCAGATGGAGTTGATTCAGACACTAGAGGTACTCAATTAGCATCACCATTCAAAACAATCAAGTATGCTTGTGATTACATCAACGGCGATTTAGCCGCAAGAGCACCAGCAACTATTTTTATTAAAACAGGATTATATCAAGAAATACTTCCTATTACAGTTCCAAGAGACGTGGCACTTGTAGGTGACGAATTAAGAAGCACAGAAGTTAAACCAGCACCAGGTTATGAAACTGGTTACAACATGTTCTTAGTCAACAACGGAACTGGTATTAGAAATATGTCTTTAAGTGGACTAACAGGAACATTAGGACCAGTCAACCAATACGGAACAAGAAGACCAACAGGCGGTGCTTATGTGTCATTAAATCCTGGTTCAGGTCCATCAGATGCGGCGGCTTGGATCACAACTAGATCATGTTACGTACAAAACGTATCTACATTCGGAACAGGATGTATTGGTATGAAAGTTGATGGAGATTTACATAACGGTGGTAACAAATCAATTGTTGCCAATGACTTTACACAGGTAATTGATAATGGTATTGGCTTCTGGGTTAACGGTGAAGGTAAAGCAGAACTTGTATCTGTATTCACGTATTACTGTCACATAGGTTATCTTGCTACTGACGGTGGTAAAGCAAGAGCAACCAACGGTAACAACTCATATGGAGATTTTGGTTCAGTGGCTGAAGGTGTAACACCTACAGAAACTCCTATCACAGCAAAATTCAATAACAGAACGCAAGAAGCTCAAGTAGATGCTGTGTACAATGATGAAAACGAAATATTTGCTTTTGCGTATGATCACGCAGGACAAAATTATTCATCTGCGAACATAACAATTACAGGTTCAGGTGAAGGTGCCGCGGCAACAATTAATTATGAAAACACGAGAGACGGTGCAGTAAACAAAGTAAGAATTTTAGGTCCAGGTGACTCTACACCTGCAGGTGGTGCCGGTTATACAAGTAAATCAGGACCAGCAATAACAGGTACAGCAACAACAATCCAACTTAATGCTCAATTCCAAGGCACATCAGCACAAACAGTTGGACAAAGAATTTACATTTGGGAAGGTACAGGCAGAGGACAATACGCAATTATTGAATCTTTTGATGAATTGACAAAAACTTGTACAGTTAAAAAAGAATTTGATAACACACCAGGCTGGCAACATTTCTTAGGTGGATTTGCTATTGAAACAGAATTAGATCCTTCAACAAAATATTTCATTGAACCAAGAATAACTTTTAGTGAACCACCATATGCTAATTCTTCAACATCTATTCCATTAAATGGTGAATATTTATTAGGTGCATCAAGAAGAGTTTCTTCAACAAACGTTACTGTGTTGTTAGGAAATGGCAGAGGTTTAAGATCAGTAGATTCTACTAGTTGGACAGTGTGTAACGGTGTTCCAACTCAAAACTGGAACAGTTTAGAAGGCGGTGCTAATAACTTTATGGCAACATCTAACACAGGTTCATTAGCAAGATCTCAAGATGGTGCTAACTGGAGTGACATATCAGGTAACATAGGTGCTGATATATTCAGAGGTGTTGTATGGGAGAATGTATCAGGTCAATGGGTAGTAGTTTCAGAAACAGGTGTGGTATACATATCTGGAGATGAAGGAAACACATGGACTTCACAACAAGTTGAACCATATGATGGATCAACACCAGTGTTCACAAAAATTGCGGCAGGTAATGGATTAATTATTATCGGTAATGACTTTGGACAAACTTGGGAATCAGTTGACGGTGGTACAACATGGGAACTAGCGGCAGACATAGGCGGTGAAAGATATCTATTACAACACTTAACTTTCACAGGCGATAAATTTATAGCATCAGTACAAGACTCACCATTTGATGATTCAACATCAGCAAATAAATTCTTTGTATCAAATGCCAATGCGGCACAAAGTTCTACAAGTGCTATTACAGTTTGGACGGAATCAGAAACACCACCACACACAGGACCATACACAAAAGTAACAAGTGCTCAAGGTACTTTCATTGCCATCACAGGCAATGGTGAAGTGGCTTATTCATATGATGCTGTGAGTTGGAAACAATTGGCAAATTTATCAGGAACCTATACAGGTATTGTAGGTGGCAGATACAATGGTGGTTATTTCATTCCGTTGAAACAAGGCACAATGTCAGATTTAACTGTATTGAAAAAAGGTGCTCCACCTTTATGTAGAGTAATCACAAATGCTGGAAAAGTTTCAAGAGTACAAATTTTAGATCCAGGTTCAGGTTATTCAACAGCACCTACTGTGACAGTAACGGATAACGTAAACACATTAGATGTTGCCTTACAACCAAGAATAGCAAGTGGTGTACTAGGACAACCGACATTCACTAACAGAGGTACAGGATTTATAAATGTAACTGCAACAGTAGATGGAGATGGATTCGCAGATGAATATCAAGTTGGTAAAGTTGTACAAATTAAAGAACTATCAAGAGAACCTGGTCCAGGTGACTTGTTATACATTAACGGTATCGGTGATCAAATTTATAGAGTAACACAGATTACAAATGTACAAGGTGCGGCTCCTAACTTGTCAGCACAATTTAGAATATCACCTAGTTTAAAAGAAAATGAATCACCAGATCATGACACAGAAATTACAATTAGACAACAATACTCTCAAGTACGTCTAACTGGACACGACTTCTTAGATATTGGTACAGGTGGATTCACAACAACAAACTATCCACAAGTTTATACAAACGCAGGATTTACAGAAGGCTATGAAGCACAACCTGCCAGAGAAACAGCAAACAATGGTGGTGGTAGAGTGTTCTACACATCCACTGACCAAGATGGTAACTTTAGAGTTGGTGAATTATTTGAAGTTGAACAGGCAACTGGTATTGTTACACTTAACGCAGACTTATTCAACCTACAAGGTTTATCAGAATTGGCACTAGGTGGTGTTGTATTAGGTGGTACAGAAGTTGTAATTAGAGAATTCAGTACAGATCCTACAATGGCGGCTAATTCAGACAATGTTGTACCAACACAAAAAGCGATTGTAACTTATATTGGTTCAAGAGTATCGGGTGGTGGTGCTAACTTGAATGTATCAGGATTTAGAGCAGGACAAATTAAAGTAAGAAATAGAGAAATATTCAATGAAGCATTTCCAGAAACAGGACAAATTGTTATTGATAGAGTTGCTAAATTGAATGGTGGTGTTGCTGGTTACCTAATGGCATTGAACTTTTTCACAGGTGGAGTAGCAAGTACAGAATTGAACGAAGGAGATCCGGCTAGTGCTATTGACAGTTCTAACGGATATGGCTCATAATGATAAATAACTACAATAAGAGGATATATTAACCCATGGCTGAGTTTAAATTAGGAAGAATACGTTTTGTTTGGAAAGGTGCTTGGTACACAGGCGCACTTTATTCTGTTGATGATGTTGTAAGATATGGTGGTAGAACCTATATTTGTGTAGTAAACCACACTTCTGCGGCGGAATTTCAAAATGATTTAACAGCGGCAAATTGGGCATTGATGTCCGATGGTCAAGAATGGAAAGGTGACTGGAATGTTAACACAACATACAAACCAAATGATGTTGTAAAATATGGTGGTTACATTTATATTTGTAACACAGGTCATACATCCAATACAGATGTTAATGTAGGTCTAGAAGGCGATTTAGCAAAATGGGATCTTTTCATTGAAGGTTTTGATTACAAATCAGATTGGGCAATCAGCACAAGATACAAAGTAAACGATTTAGTTAGATACGGTGCAACTGTTTATCTTTGTGTAACTGAACACAC